GCGAGGCCATTAACAATTTCAGTAGGCCCAAACGTCTTTGTCTCGCCAGAGTCAGGATCAACAGCGGCGATACACCATATTTTTGTAGGTTCTAAACTGTCTGCTTCAATGTCGAAGACGATGCTTTTCATAGCTCAATCTCATTTTGTTCTTCTATTTCAATAGCTATTTCACTGAGCCTACCACTATCTTTATCATAAAACAACTGTGTGGCTAACCCTACGTCACCAGTGTATCTAGATTTTAAAACTCTGACTTTAGTCGTGCTGGCTTCCACAGGATCTTCTGATTGCTGATTACGCTCTAAAGAAATCACACAGTCAGACAATTGAGCGATACTTTGTGAGCCGCGTAGATGGTTTAGCCCTGTTTCAATACCGTTCTCGTGACCGCGATTACCGTCAACTCGTCTGAGGTGTGACACAAGTATAAGCCCTATACCTGTCTCCTCCACCAAAGTTCTAAAGTTGTGCATGATAGTATCAATGTTGCGGCGCTCATCACCATCCGTTGTCATGGACAGGAGCATATGCAAGTGGTCAAAAACTATCCACTTACACTCAAGCCCCATTGCCATGAAACGTAATTTAGAGAAGACGCTATCAACATCATTCATACCAAGGTGGGCGTGAACATACACCCTGTTTTCATTGTTGCCGCCATACAAAACATTAAAGAAATTATCTATTTCTTCATCGCTGAACTGAGCACGTACACTATCAATATGCAAACGGGCGTTAGCTTCAATGGAAAGTATGCCATCCACAGTTCGACGCCAATCTTCCTCAAGAGCAATGACGCCTACCCTGTCGTTAGTATTAGTAATTAACCAGTGTTCAAGCTCACGAGTAACGCTGGACTTACCTAAGCCTGTGCCACCAGTAAGAGTAATTAACTCTCCTTGTCGCAGACCGTCCAGCTTGTCGTTAAGACCATGCCAAGGGTAAGGTATAGATTCTTTACGCTCACGCTTTTTATAGTTGTCCCGCTCTTCACTGACGTTTAAGATTCCAGACGGTGTATAAAGTCGTGAAGCCCACCACGCAGTAACATAAGCTTTGTGGTGACCCAGCTTGAGCATTTCGTTAGGATCTTTAAACTCCGCTGGTAGATTAAGGATTTTAGCTTTCCCCGGCTTGAGGATACGCGCCACTTTCTTTGCGGCTTCTTTTCCTGCTTTGTCGTTGTCGAAAGAAATAACCACCGTATCAAACGATTCAAGAAATTCAAGATTTTCTTGAACATCACGGACTGCACCCTGTGCTCCATTCTTAACAGATACAACCGCCCATTGACTCCCCAAAAGTTCGTATGCCGCCATAGCATCACACTCACCTTCAGTGACCGTAATATATTTGCCACCCGCCTGTGCAATTTGCTGACCAAAAAGGCCAGTTCCTTTGGGTGAACCTGACCAACGAAATGTTTTATCTGCATTGCGAACCTTCGTAGCAACTTCTTCATTGTTGATATACGCAGGGTAATGATGTTGAATAATATTTCCCTGCTCGTCTTTAACAGATCTAACGCCATATTTTTTTGCGGTTTCAAGAGAAATGGATCTATCGGTGAGAGCGTGATATACGCTGTTGGAAAAGGGAGTGTTATCGTTTGATCGTTTGAAGCTATTGAAGTCTGCCACATTGCCTCCCATCGCAGATTCGTAGTCTTTAAAAAAGGTTCCACAACTAAAACATTTTGCAGAACCGTTTGAGTTTATGGCGACAGGATCACTGCCGCCACATTCAGGGCAGGGCTTTTGATAGCCCACAAAATCGCCCATAGTTTATTCCTCCGTATCATTGTCCTCGACAATTGCAGAGTCATCTAAAAGCTCTTGCATTTTTTGGTGTAGTGCCACCGCAGATGCTTGAGCGATTGTCACTTCATTTTGAAAGTCATCGATGCGATCATTTACATTTGCTAACAACTTGAAGCAGGAAACTGCCTCAAGTGTTAGCTTTGACACATCGTAAACTTTATCGTCAAATGTGTAACGATAGTTCACAGTTCATCTCCATCTTCGCCATCGACGATATCAAACTCAGCACCATCAGGGCTGGAATATTCCACCAACTCTAATACTTGCATCGCTTGAAAGTCAAGCCCCTTGTACAGCGTACCATTCCAAGTGGACTCCCACTCTTTGTACTGCACCCGAACTTTACTGCCGTTGCCGACACTTACGTTCAGAGGCTGTTTGTTTTTATCCAACAGCTTTGGAGCAGAACGCACCATGCCGTTGGGACCATTTACTTTACGCTTGATAAGAAGTGCTGGGCCTTCGTCCATATCTTTCACTGTGAAACCACGACTTTGAAAGTCTTTGGCAACATCATCAGACACCACCAAGTTCACAGTATACACTGGTTGGTACGTTGTGTTTGGGGTGGTAACAGAAGCCCAGTATGCAACACCTTCTACAAGAGCCATAATTAAATCTCCGAATTGTCAAACTTGTTAAAAAGAAAATTAATGTACTGCGGTATCATTCTATAAACATAATCTTCGGTCAGCGCTTCGTCCTCCACTTGAGCGCTTCCTTTTACAAACTTACACATATGTGAAACAGCTTTATAGTCAGGCATACCAGCACCTAACGACATGATAAAAGCTTTACACAAAGCGTCCTCTATATTTAAACTTTGTTGTTCCATAAGTTCCTCAATCATAGTTTCCAGTTAAAATAGTCATCTTTACTAGATCTATAAGTAAATTAAACTTTTCCATTTCAACATCAGATACTACTTTTAAATCTTCACCAGTATCTACTATTAAGATAAAAGGATATCTTAAAATTTCATCAGAGTCTTCAGATTGTTGTAACTGATCTAAGCCTGCTGAAACTTTTTCTGATAAAGATTTATTTTTTTTATCACCAAAGTTACCTTGTATGATCTTCAACTAACACCTCCAACTGTAAGATCTATGAAGACTATACAAGCCCGAATCTGGCCTGTCAAGTGGGATGGTAAAATTACGCAAATACATACTCCTCCTCATCTACAAAAAGCTCCTTGCCTTTCTCAGTAAATAAATAATCTGGATCAACAGCAAAGCAGACACGCCCAATGTCGGAGCGGTCTGCATCGAAAGCACACTTCTCGAACAGTGTATACTTGTGACCATCCCAAGGCTGTGCGCGTGTGTGCATAGCACAAGCAGATTGCAACATCCAACGCTCTGCTGTGCATAAATCAATTAAGTGTTTTATAGACTCAATATAATCTGCGGCACGAGGCCCATGATCTGGGTCAGTGCCTTCGTTTTCTCTACAAGAATCATGGAGATACGCAAAGTATCTCACCAGCTTTGGATTCAAATCATAGTGTTTTGCTAGTCGCAATCCAGCCAGCGACACATTACAATAATGTTGTATGCCATGTATTTCTGAAAAGTAAAACTGGTTGTCTCGTTTGAGACGGTCAATAAGTTTATTCACGTTTCTAGTTCCTCTATCAGCCAATCAAGATATACTCTTGCTTTCTTTACGTCTTCAACACCGTTCTTGTAACGAAAGCGGTGCAGATATTTCATCACATTACCAGCACAATAAAATTGAAATGCTGGCCCTAATTGTTGTCTAATGTAGTCAATTGCTTCGATCCCCCCCTTATTGTAGTGATCTGGTTTGGTCACGGGATCGGTGTGTTTATCTTCGGGGTGATATAATTTACCCGTAGCTGTCTTACTTACTTGGTTCCATTCTTCTGGTGTTGCGTCATCAATACTCATCGAATTACCCTCACGTTACCTTCTGTTTCGACTACAACTCTTGCACCACAAGGAAGTAAAGGCTCGTCGTTGCCACCATACTTGACAACTGACGGCCCTAAGATCTCAACTTCATGGCAGTAAGTATTTGATTTACCACGCTTTATTGTAATGACCGGACGATTCGTACCATGTTTTTTGTTAGCACGAATCATGTGTTGGTTTACGTGTACGTAAGTTTTCAAATTAACTCTCCTTTAATATAAAGTCCTATTAAATATCCAGCAGTAAAAAATACAACTATAGTAAGTGCGATCCAGTGTTCACCGATCCGTTCTTTGTCCATCGCATGGGCCTCCCTTTGGCACACCAATCAGTAAATTTAGAAGCGTAATAAAGGTTGTAAGCTATGATAGTGTCAGAGTGTTTGTAAACATCAGGCATACATTGTGGCGGTGCGATAAAACCATTGTCTTTAATGTTTTGTGGAAGTTTTGCAAGAGAGAAGTTTAACCTAGTCCAGCTTGAGTGATGGTGTTGATAGCGTTCAAAGAACTGAAGACACAAGGCACGAAAGTGTTCGTATAACCAAGTGTAATGTTCTGAGCTTTGTCTCGCCCAGACTGTGCTGGGATGATTGACATAAGCCGCCAGATAATACTTATCATCATCTTCAGGAAGCACCCATCGTTTAGCTTTGCGGCCTGTTTTAGTTTCCCCTACAACTAAATTACCATCAAGCACACGATGAGCAGTAGATAAAATTTGTGCAGATTCAAGTGGCATTTTTGTAATGTGTTGGTCGCACATTCGTTCTGCACAGACAAAGGGATCTTCATCCAAATAAAATATATTCATACCTGATCTCCATGATCTGTCCAATGATAGTCTGCGTTGCTTATCTCATCATCGATAAGATCAAATATATAACCAGTACTGAGGTAGCTACTGATATCCAATCCTGCCAACAGACCTCCAACCATTTCGACTTTATCAAGATCTACTCCTTCTGAATGTTTTGTGTAAAAAATTCTTACGTCCATCGTTGCCCAATCACAGTCTAGTTCTACGTCTAGAACAAATGATCCATACATACTAGGCGTTCCCATACTCTTCCTCCATCTCTAGTCTTGCAATAAAGTAGTCAATCTGCATCAAAGCCGCAGTCTTTCCATTTGCCATACCGCTCATATAATGAGCAAGAGAATCTCTCTTACCAAAAAGACGTTCATACTTTCGCATTGAACGTAGATTCTCAGCCTTGAGATCGCGTAAAGTCTGTCTGTATTGACGCAATTCTTGTAATATACTCATTGCCATACCATCCTTTGATAGATTAAAACATCGGAAATAGTGCCGTCAGCCGTCAGCTTTCTTTTGTCTTCTTTAGCCATTTCTTCTGTCTTGTACAAGTCGAGTGACTTTTCTCCTGCGACTGTATCGTAGTACTCCATGACCCAAACAATTAAAACTTGATCGCTATATGAATCGCTCATCATTATCTCCTACCAAAAAAATCATCTATCATTAAATCCCATAAGGGAGTTTCAGTGCGTCTAGTTCTAACGAGTTTGTCACCAATACCAATATAAATAGGCAGTGTTGACACCTCATCCATTTCTTTTTTATTTTTAGCAACTACATATTCCATACCATCGGTGGCTTTAAAAGACTTTATTCTTTTTACGTGACGCCATATAACTGTACCGTTACGGCGCTGTAGTTTAGATGCTACATAATACATATTACTCTCCTCTGTGTCGGTTTATCCATTCTTCAACAGTGTCATCTGAATAAGACGCATCAATCCAAAACTTCATCAACTTATCCAAAGACCATTTGGTTTGCTCGTTGTGCAGGCAGTCCAAAATAAAAGAACAATAGTTCTCGTCGTTCATTGCTGACCTGACCAGCCTATGAGTATTTATCATCCGCTCTTTATTCTG